TGTATGTCTTCCCTGCCATCCCCGCCATATTCTGACCCGTATTTAATGCGGTATTTATACCCTGATTAGCATTACCACCCATCGCACCGCCCGCGTAGTTAAGCGCCATGCCTGTGCCAGCGGTTTGTCCAGAAGCATTACCCATCAACTGAGCGCCAGCACCCATTTGCATATCACCAAGTTGCCCTGCGCGATTAAGAGCGCCACCCAGCGCGGGGTTTATTCCAGCGACACCTTCAACGGGCATCACTTGTGTTGTAAGTTGTCGCGCCCGATTGCGTATATTGTCAAGATGCGGCTGTTGACTAGGGTCAACAAACGTATTCGCTTGGCTCTCTGAACTTTGGTTTGATCTGTTACTACTGAATAAGCCCATCGTTACTACCTATGTTTTGCATAATTAATGTACAAACGCATAATCTTTTGCGTGTGCAGATGCGTTAAAAAAAAGGGAAATTGTTAGGTTGTTTAGGCGCAGAACGCGCTTAAATCCTGAGTGTTAAACTGTCTTTTAAGCTATGTGAACCCAGCCGCCCGTGTCGTAGTAATAAAGCCCACGGCCTGAGTTTGGATTCCAGTTAGTGCCATCAGCAAATACGACTTGTCCAATCTGAGGCTTTGCGGGTGCGGCACTTAAAACGGTCAGGGTGGTTGTTTGCGCTTCAGTTGTAAACGCATTTGCCACTCTGACTAATTCGTTGCTAATAAAATTTCTTAGATCGACAAGGCTAGAGGCTGATGATGTGCTTGGTTGATAACTCATCGACTCGCTACCTCTTGCACATCAATATCTAGCCCTGTGAGTCGCCAGTAGTCAGAATTGCTTGCGCTTTCGACACGGAGCGCAAAATATCGACCACTGGCTCTGACATCTATTTTGTGGTCGTTTTCTATGTCGTAAGTTTTTGTGGTTTTCCACGATATACCGTCTTGCGGTGCAGAGGAAACACCTACTGAAATATCTACGGTTCCTTGCCCCTCTATTTGAGGCATAATCCCATTAATCTGCTTAATCGTGTTTGTAGCCTTTCCTAAAACTGAGTCCAAATCAATTTTTGTCGCTTCTAGGTGTGCAGTTAGGGGAGAGCCATTAGCCCCGTGGCTGTCGTTCATCAAATACAATTTGCTGTCTTGATACCCCGCAGAAAACAATTGTAAGCTACTCGCTTGTGTATTTTGTGATGCGCTTGACCAGTACAGGGATGTTGAACTCCAAGTCTCTGAGGTATCGTCATAGCCCCCTGCGGTGTTCATTTTTTCAGAAAGAGTTAATGATCTGATGTTGGGTAAGTCTATAAAAGTAAACGCATTTTGAGTCCAGTTATACACCAGCGCTCTGTTTGCGCTTTCGCTATTAACCGCATCATTATCAGCGTAACAAATCCACACTTCTGATCGGTCATTGATGGTCTGACAAAACACACTGCGTTTGTCTTTGATGTCGTTAAAGAAAGTTTTGCGAACCCGCTTATCGACAATGCTCTGCTTCTGGTTGCCATCGTGAATATAAATGTCATTATTACCAACAACCAAGTGCTGGTTTAAGAAACTTGCACACGCACCACGGTTGATAATACCGTCATCACTAAACACTTCTCGAAACGAAAAGACTAGCGGAGCGCCAATAAAATCCATTGCAAAAACACCGCGCTCTGCGTAAATAATCTGAGAGTTGTTTAGCGTAAGCTGATCAATTAATTCACCGTTATTACCCGACAGTCTATTCTCACCCGCTAAGTTCGTAGTGCTGGCAATGTTGTAGTCGCTTGGTACACCAGCAGGATCATATTCATCTGACCAGCGCACTGTGTAGTAATTCTCTGCGCTTGAGGTTTCGTATCCAGCCATAACTAAAAAAGAACGGTAGGGTTTTAAACATTTAGTTGTAACGCCTGAAGGCCAATTAGGTAAGTCAGCAAAGCGTGTTCCGTTGGGCAACATATACTGAGGAACATCTGAGCCGTTATTAAACATCATTGCAGTCCCTAACTGCTCAGACTGCCATCTGGGGCTGTTGCTGTAGTTAGTCGCATCGCTGGTCTTTGTGACGTTAGTAACCGTAGAGCCGTTATAGCGATAAAGTTTGTTTAGGCTTCCAATAACTACCGTATCATTGCCTTCATAGACCCAGCCGTGAGAATGTGTTGGCTGGAAAGACAAAGATTGTTCAACACTATGGCCTAACGCCTTGCCGATTCTGCCAGCATGAAACGCTACATTGTTTCCGTTTGGAAACTGTGTGAGTTCCAGATCGTAAGGGTTCTGATCGGTAACAATACCGCCAGCGCCAATCTGCCTGAGTGGAATGTAAGGCATCAATAACCTACAGCAATCCAACGGAAGTAACGACCGTTACCATTACCGTTTGTTAAGTAAAATGTTGAAGTTGTGGGACTACTAGCACCGAGCCCCCAATTGTCGTTCTCGCTCGCGCCACCGACAATAGATGTTGCGACTACTTGGAATACAGCGTTGGGAAACGTGGTGTTAAATGATTGGCTTGAGTTCACAGCGTTACCGCTAACTAACTTAGTGCCCCATTGAATCATTAGCCCATTAGGAAGTTTTGTCCAGCCGTTTGCCGTAAGATTTTGCGTAAAATCGCTGTCTTGGAGAAACGCGCTTGCTTGTAGTCCGTCAACAGTATCAGCATCTAATCCAGAGCCAGAACCATCGACAGTTTTAATTTTTGTAAGCACATCGGAAGCTGTGTAGGAAGATGATGCTAGTTTTGCATCTAACGCGGATTGCAAGCCATCGACATTTGCTATCGTATGATTATGCGAATCATCATTAACAGTGACGGTTAGTGTCTGATTAGCTGTGCCATCAATGCTAACACTGCCAGAAGCATCACCGCCCAGCGTGATTGTCCTTGCAGTTGCCCATTTTGTCGCAGTAGCAGAATTACCTGTGCAACTAGAACTAGAGCCTGATGCGTTGCCCGTGACGTTACCTGTGACGGAACCAGTGACGTTACCCGTGACGTTACCGTTGAATGTGGCAGTAATTGTGCCAGCAGAAAAATTGCCACTGCCATCGCGTTTAACAATGCGCGATGCGGTGTTGGCATTTGTCGCGTTGTTTGCATCTGTAACCGCTAAATTTATAGCAGTATGCGTACTTGTTACTGCACCCGACACATTGGGAAATGTCGCTTTGATTGTGCTTTTTAACAAGCGGATATGGTTGTCGCCCTCGCTCAAGTTATCTGATGAGGTCGGGTTGGTTGCGACTAAACCGTTTATGTATGTAGAGGTTTCTAAAGCCATTATTTCTGTCTCGCTACATTCTTTGTCTTTTCTACTGTTCGCATAGCTCCTAGCCCTAGCATCCCCATTAGCACTGTCGTTAGTAACGAACTGTCAACAGGGGGGACTGTGAACCAAATACCTAAAATGGGTGCTAAAATAGTTGAGTACATTAAAGCGAATCCTGAAATCCATCCGATTGCGGGTCGCCAGCCGCTAACAAAAAGTGACTTATGAGCCGCCTCAACTTTATTCACTTCTAATTGCGCTAACGCGCTTTCATGTGCCTGTTTTTTCGCTAATGTGGCGATTTCATGTGCTAATGCGTTTTTTTGATCTTTATCTTCAATAAACTTATCAAGTAAGCCCGACACGGGTTCAACTAACGAAGCTATGATGTTCATTACTTTTTACCCAATAAACTTTGCACTGTGTCACTTTCATAAATGCGAAGACCCAGCCAGATAATTGTGAGCAGTGAAGCGATTGGGGGAAGCCACGCGATATAGCTTGCAATGCCTGTACTTGCGGCTAGGACATCAACCGCCTGTTTCGATTCTTCTGTCATCTTTTTACCTTTTAATATGTCCATACCGCTGGCGTGTCTTCACGCATGTCTACATGAACAAAAGTCTTTGCAATGCCGACCCCTGTAAAGCCCATCGCCATTGCGTTTTTAACAATTTCGTGTCTCTGCTTGCCGTTTGTCACTTTGATGTCTGCCGCGATACCCATTGTGTGAGTGCCGCCACCGTTCGGTTTGTTGCGCTCAACGCTGTGGCTGGGGTCGCGGTATCCGCTTGTCACAACAAAAGGCCAACCGCATACTTCTCTTAACGCATCCAGAGCGTTTATAAACTCGTCTTCCATGCAATTTTCACCTGTCTCTTGGCAGTCAAAATCGCTCTTTTTGAAATACTTAAAGGTCATAAATACTTGCTCAACAGGTTTTTGAAACTTGCTTGCTCTTTCTCTAAAGTCGCATCAGATTCTTTGATATAAACGGAGACCCCCACGGAAGGTGGATAAAACTGCATCACGCGATTAGGTAAGATAACCAGTGCAAAAAAATCTATATCGTCTTTGGTGTATTTTTGCGTTTGTCGAAAACTGGTTGAGAATTTGAAGTAGCGGTTGCTGTTAATGGTTGTAACTTTGTGTGCAGTTTTAACCTGACAACGCAGAAACTGACTTTTGGTTTCGACCAGCAAATCGTAAGCAGTGGGGAGTTGCGGAAAAGCTATCGTCTTAAAGTGACGTTGTAGCACCGATGCGGCTAGAAGTTCGCCAGCGTAGCCGACTTTGAGCGCATGATTTTTAACTACGTTGATAATGCACCTCAATAGGGTCTATTTTACCCTAACTTGGTTTTATCACCTAAAATCCGTGCCTCTATTATTTAAGTAAATTAACAAGTAAGTAAGTGAAAGCGATGATGCTGGGAACTGCTACTATTGCGATGCAAATACCTGTAAAAATTTGTAGCGCGAGTTGTCTGTTTTTTGCCGCTTTTCGTTGACGTTCGACTTCTTGTTGTCTACGCTTGCGTTTACAGTCTGCTTGGAACTGAAGCCAATCATCGTAGAGGTTTGGGCGACCCGCATAAATCATAGTTTCCCTTAAAACTTCCTCTTGCTTTTTTAACTCCTCAAGCGCCATAAATGCTTCCATATCGCTTTTTTTGCCATTTTTATTGGCTTTTTTGGCTATCTCACTTTTAGAATCAAAATAAGATGTTGCTTGCTTGGCTACTCGCGTTAAATCTTGCCCATTGGCTATCGCTTGCTTTATTACCGCAAAGGCAGAGTTGGCGATAGCTAGTTCAGCAAGCATTAATATCCTCTCTCAATAATTTCTAATGTATCGTCAATAGTATTTTGTAAATGTTGTTGTATATTATCTTCTTCTACACCATAAATAGGCACTTCAAAGTTAATATCGTTTGAAGTAAATACAGCTAATGTTACGCCATTATCTTCTTTTGTAGTGTAAGTAATCATAATTAAGTCCAAGTTACAGTTACAGCTAAAGTACCAGAAGTGTGTCCAAAAGGGTTTCCACCTGTAGGGTCAGTCCAATACCATTGAGTTTTATTAGAGCCACTTTGATACGAATAAGTTGCAGAAGTCCTAGCATAATTATTTCCATTGAAGGACATAGTTGTAAATCCTGAGTTTGTATAATTTCCAGTAAGCTCAAAAAATACTCTATCTGTGCTATAAACGTGCGAACTATATAAATTTATAATTGTTGCACCTGCTTTAAAGTTACACGTTCCATCACTTATTGAGCCATGAACACCAGAACGATAACCTTGAAAGTAGAAACTTGAACCATAAGTTCCACTAATTGCTGATGTAACTGTCTGTGTGTCTAATGATGATGAAGCACCATAAAAATCGCTAATTGATATTGCACCAGAGGATACCCCTGCAAGTGTGCGTAATGCTGACTCACCTAATGATGATGTCGCTGTAGCACTTCTGCCTAACTCAAGGTTGATAGACCTGTTAGCTGTAGAACCACCAATGGATAGTGTGCCAGAGGATGCAAGAGCCATAGCTACTCACCAGAAAATAATATTGGTTTTAGTGACTGCACTAGTTCTGGCATAGTTGAAACGTCAGTGTCAGACATAACCATTAGTTGTGTGCCATCCGACATATCTACCTGCATTTTTGCTGATTCTTCTGTTGGCTCAGTTCTATCTGGATGCCACGTTATATTTATTACATTAGACATTTTCTTTTAACTCCTTAACTTCGGCTTGCAAGTCTTTAACTTGTTGCGATAACTCTTTCACCGATTCGACTAGCAAAGCCGTTATGTTTGCGTATTTGACACCATACTGATCTACATCTCGAGCGTAGGTGACTGCTTCTGGTAAAACCTGATTGACTTCCTGAGCGATAAAACCTATTTCTTTTGTTTTAGGGTCATCTATCTTGTTGTAGTAAACGCCTCGCATTGACTCCACTTTGTCTAAAGCAGAATCAATAGTTTCAACATTTTCTTTGATTCTCGCATCGGAGTAGGCAGTGACATTGCCAGTAGCATACAAGTCTCCATGAACGTATGCTGAAAACGCTGACGAGGTAGTAGAGCCAGATATTGCTAAACAGTCGTTGCCTCTATGGTAGTAGTAATGCCAACCAGATGTGACGTTCCAATCTCCTCCATTACCTGCTGAGTCAAACATACCGCTAATTGCACCGCCACCATTGCCGTGATAAATACCAGAGTAACCGCCCCTAGAGCCATCTATTCTCCAAGCCCCATAAGAGCCAGTGGCGTTTGGTCGCCAGTGTGAGCCATTCTGGGTGCTTGAATATAATCCAGCGTTGGCAACATTAATCCAGTTTTGAATTTGTGAGTATCCGTTAGACGCGAGTCTGTGTATTGTACTTGCGCCGTTTTCTGCG